GATAGTGTTATAGGATTCCAATAAATGACACTAGGATTACCAGCTTCATCTTTCCATTCTTCTACTTCAATATGTTGAACACCAAGAGACTCAAAATGAGATTTAGCTCTGTCAATAAATTTCATATAATATTATTATACAGTTGCTCTTGTCAATGCTCCTGTGCCTTGAAAAGTAACTGATCTTGTAATTATTGAATCCATCGCATTACTAATAGACATTCCTGTAACAAGACCTGTTCCTGTAAACTTTTCATCTCCAGAAGAATTGCCCTCTGGTAATAAAACAAAAGAGATAGAACTTCCTACTGTTAAAGTTTGTTGTGGAGAGTCAGTTTCATCATAATTCATTTCTAAAGTTCCTGAAAATG